AGTTTGGTTCCGTTGCTTACAATTCCTGCGGGACACCTCCCCCACGATCCCAAATATCCCGAGCGATGAAAGAAAACCCCAAGCGATGAAAGAAAATCCCACAAAAAGGAAGAGCCCGATTCCTCCGCCTCCTCGTCCGAGGAAGAAAATCGGGGATGAGCTGCCGCATGTTGCGACCTCGATGAAAGCTGGGGCGTTGGCGTGGGGCTTGCCGATCAGCGAGATTAGGCGGGCGCGGACGGGGGGGTGCAAGGCGTTCGTGGGGCAGAAAGTTTATCTCGACGGGCTGACGGCTTGGCTTACGGCGAATCCCCCGGAGCCCGCGAGTGGGGGAGGGGAGTCCCTTGATGACGCGGACAAGGAGGAGTTGGAGAGGAGGAAGCTGATCCGGGTGGTCAATCGGTTGGACATCGGGATTCAATCCGACCGGCACAAGCTGGCGGTGACGAAGGACGAGTTCGTGTCGAAGGAGCTGGTCAAGGAGGAATGGGCGCGCCTTTGGGCGATCATTGAGGCGGAGGCGAAAGACCTGATGGACAAGTCGATATTCCCCGTTTTTGTGGCGAGGGTGAAGGCGAAAATCAAATGACCGATACCGAATACCTCCGCGAGACGTTCGACGGGATTGTGCAGACACCGTTCCAGGGCGATATTATGGAGTGGTCGGATGGGAAATTGAAAATCCCGTATTCAGTTCGGTATCCGATTTACATTGCAAGCGAATCGCCTTGGCTGATTGAGACGCTTAGAGCGTTATCAGATCCAAAGATTCGGCGCGTCGATGTGAGGATGCCAGCGGGAGCAGCGAAGTCGCTTATCGGGGAGATCCAGATTGCCCATTGCCTAGCGGAAGATCCGGGATTGTATTACTACGTATGGCAAACGGATGATGACGCAAAAGACGCGATGGAGGATCGCATTTACCCGATGATCGAGGCGAACGAATTCCTCGCGAAACGGATGCCTGTTGATCGGAACAAGAAGCGTGGGATGAAGATCGCGGCCCCGCACATGAGCCTTTACGCGGTGGGGGCAAATCTTTCGGCGGCCCAGTCGAAGCGGGTGAAGTGGTTGACGATGGAGGAGCCGCACCTTTACGGACCTGGGATGATGACGGCTTTCGAGAAGCGAGTTGAAGGGGTGAAAGATTACAAGATCCTGACCCTATCGACTGGCAGCGTTCTAGGCGATGAGTCGGACGATTCTTTTAATGCAGGTTCATGCGACGTATGGCAAGTGCCGTGCCCTTATTGTAATCAGTTTCAAACGATGAGCGATCACAAGGATAGGCTTAGATCAAAAATTGATAAGGATACCTGCGACGAGAACGGGGATTACAACTGGTCTAAAATCCTGCCCACCGTCCGATATAATTGCGAGCATTGCGGAATGGACTGGCCGACCGATGAGGCTTCAAGAAAAGATCAATCGCAACTAGGCAGATACATCTCTACGAATCCGAACGCGCCAGAAGATCACAGATCGTTCCACATGGAGGCGGTATCAGTGCATTATTTCCCATTGCCAAAGCTATTGATGGAGAAGATCCGCGCAAGTTACGCGGCAAAGCGTGGAGCAATGGAGCCCCTGAAGGACTACATTCAGAAACGGAGGGCGATGGCTTGGGATGAATCTCCTATCGACTCCGACCAAGACGCGGCCTTTGATCGGTCGAAAGGCAACTATCACAAGCGGGAGGATTTTGAGGGAGAGAAAACGCGGTTTATCTGTATCGACAACCAAGCGGGGAAGGCGTCTCGGGGAGAGGGAGCGCATCGTTGGTATGTGTGTCGCGCGTTCGGCGCGGACGAGTGCCGCCTGATCGATGAGGGCAAGATCACGTCGTGGGAGGAGATGGAGGAGAAGCGGATTGAGTTGGGGGTTGAGACGGGTCGGACGCTGGTGGACATCGCGTTTGACACGGCGGCGGTGCAGGCTGTGTGCGTTCGCTACGGGTGGATGGGCCTTTGGGGCGACATGACGAACAAGCGTTCGTTCCCGCATCATGAGCCGGTGACGGTGAACGGGAAGCCCGATAGGCTCACGCGGAACTATCCGTTCTCTCCGTCGAACATCGGGCATGTGGGGATCGGGAAAGAAGGGATTCGGCGGCAGGCTCGTTACTTTTTTTGGTGTCAGAATCCTATCAAGGACATGTATCATCGGCTCCGGCTGGGGATGAGTACTTACCGATGGACGGTTCCGCAGGACGTCTCGGAGGATTACCGAAAGCAGACGCAAGCGGAATACAAGACGATCACCATCGAGAAGAAGACGGGGCGGAAGGTGCGGGCGTATAAATCCAAGGGGGACAACCACCTTGGGGACTGCGACCAGATGTGTCTGGTGTCAGCGATCATGGACCCGAATCTGAGGGCGTTGCTGTGGGGTGCGGAGGACGAGAAAGAGGATGAGGAGGAAAAAAAGGGTTGACTGGCGTAGGCGGTTAGGGTATCAACGGGACAGATGATTTGTCCGCACTGCAATAAGTCCCTGCCCGATTCGACGATTGCCAAGCATTTGGCAGCGAAGGGGGGGAGGAAGAGCAGGCGGAAGATCACGCCGGAGCAGCAAGCAATGATGCAGGCGGCGAAGGCAAAGAAGAAAAACAACACTAAATAAAAAATATGAAAATTGCAACATGTAACCTGACATCACACGCGCCACTCCTGCAAAGCCGGATGCACGCGACGGACAAGCTCGACCGGGAGACCGCTCAGGATTATGAGGAGCGCGTTTGGAAAAACAAGGCGCACATCGACAATGACGGGAATGTTTTCATCCCCGGCGTGGCGTTCAAAAAGGCGATGCAAGACGCGGCGAAGTTCCTCAACATCCAGATTCCCGGAAAGGGGAAATCGACCTACACCAAGCATTTCAAGTCTGGGGTGATGGTGTTTTCCAACGTGGAGACCGGGAACAAGGAGAGCGACATCCTCAAGCGTCCGATCAACTGCAACTCGGATGGGGTTGCGGGTTCTGGCAAGCGGGTTCTGCGGTTTTTCCCGGAACTCACCTCATGGGAGGGGACGCTGATCGTGCATGTCCTGGACGACACGGTGACAAAAGACATCTTGGAGCAGGTTCTCGTGGCCGCTGGACAGTTCATGGGGGTTGGGGCGTTCCGTCCGCAGAACGGGAATGGCTCCGGGATCTTCGCGGTTGAGGACATCGAGTGGGATAGCTGATTTTCCACCACAACACTGCACAGCACGGCACCCCACAACACAACACGACACGACAACCGCTTTTCCGGCACCACACCGCACTGCACTGCACGTCACCCCACAACACAACACGACACGACAACCGCTTTTCCGCCACGCCACGCCACTTCACCCCACAACACGCCACGCCACGCCACGCCACAACCCGACCCGACACGACAACCCTTCTACCAAAAAAAATATGAACACAGATACCAAGCCAATCGCAACAATCGGCCTCGACGCCCAACTCATCCGCAAGCGGATCGAGTCAATGGAGGTAGGCGAAATCGTCTCCTATTCCGATCTTGAGGAAATCACCAAGCGTCCCCTGAACGAACTCCGGGGAAGTTTCTACACCGCCGCCCGGCAGGTCTTCCGGGAGTTCGGCTGGACGTTCGGACCAGTCAAGGGAGTCGGATACAAGCGCCTCGACGCCGCCGAAAAGCTCGATACCGTCGAAGGCAAGCGAAAGCACATCCACAAGACGGCGCGTCGGGCGGGAGCCGTGTTGGCTTCGATCAAGGTCTCGGAACTGCCGCAAGAGCAGCAGGTGAGGCACAATCTTGAGGTGTCATTCGCGGGAGCGATTGCGCTGGCCACCGGGAAGAAAGCCACGCGGTTGATTGCCGAAAAGGCGGCATCGGCTCCACTCCCCGGCATCGAAGTTCTCTCGCTTTTCGCCAAGTAGCTTTTCCGCCACTGCACTGCACCCCACTTCACTTCACTTCACAACCCGACACGACCCGACACGACAACCGCTTTTCCGTCACAACACATCACAGCACACCACACAACACCACACCACAACCCGACCCGACACGACAACCGCTTTTCCGGCACCGCACGGCACAGCACATCACCCCACATCACAACCCGACACGACAACCGCTTTTCCGACACATCACGGCACTCCACCACACTGCACTACACCTCACGCCACGACCCGACCCGACACGACAACCGCTTTTCCGTCACAACACATCACAGCACTTCACATCACCTCACTACCCGACCCGACACGACAACCGCTTTTCCGCCACGCCACAGCACTTCACATCACCTCACTACCCGACCCGACACGACAACCGCTTTTCCGACACCCCACTGCACTTCACACCACTTCACCCCACAACACAACCCGACACGACAACCGCTTTTCCGGCACCTCACCGCACTGCACCGCACGTCACCCCACAACACAACCCGACACGACAACCGCTTTTCCGCCACGTCACTGCACTGCACCCCACTTCACTTCACTTCACAACCCGACCCGACACGACACGCCCCCCCGAGCCGTTAATAAATCACCCTTGCGTCAACCACCGAATCCGCCGAGTTCGTGTTCTCGGTGACGATGAAGCGCAGGAACTCGGTCGGCAGGGTGAACAGCGCGAACGTGGTTGTCCCCGCCCCTAGCGTCAACTCCCCCTCCTCCGTGTCGAGCCAGTTGACTTGATCCGTCGCGGTCTGGAACTTGACCTTGATCGCCAGCTCGTTGTAGATGCGGTAGGCGGCGATCCTCCCGCCGACTGCGACCGTTACCGACGTTGCCAGAAGCTTTCCTGGGAGCGTGTCGGTTAGGTGATCCTCGCTGGCAAACGTGATCGAGTTTTCCGTCGTGGCCACGGTGGGGGAAAGCGAAAAGAGCAACGTCCCGTCCACCCCGCCCATCGCAATCCGCTTTGCGAAGTTGGCAGCCGACTCGGTCATGACGGCCGCGAGTTGGCGCAGGCACGGGACGCGGTCGGTTAGGGTGACGACGGTGGTGTCCACGGTGGCGGAATAGATCGGATGCGCGAGAGTTCTGGCGAAATAGTCTGGCCCTGAAGTCCCGTCGGCATTGATGGCCCGCTTGAGTGCCAGCATGGTGTCGGTGGCCGAGGCCCCGATTTGGACATCGTAGGCGGCGGCCATCGTGGTTTTGAATCGGTAGGTCCGCTTAAAGTTTGCGTCATCGATGCCCACTACCAGCGTGTCTCCGTCTGAGGGATTGGAAATCGCCGCAACGTCACCAATGGCGGCGGTCCCCTCCGAATAGCATCGGATGTTCCCGCTGGGCGTTCCGCTGGCCGCGCCACGGGTGATGGCGGTAAATTCGCTGGTGGAAATCTTCTCGGCCAGCCCGTATCCTGTCAAATTGGCGGAAATCGTCTCAACCCCAGGAGCGTCGCTGATGGTCCCGTAAACCTTGAGCGAGGTCACTTCGGTGGCCAAATCCTGCCGAACAACGATTAGGGTGCCGGCTGCGGGCTGGGTGGTGATGGGGTTGGCCCCTGACGTTCGGAAGGCGGAGGAGGACATTTCGAGACAATCCACTACCCCAAATAATTCGCAAATGCAACAATTTTGCGGTTGCTAATCCTTAGTAAGTTGATAAGGGTAGTCAACAATGGCAGTCAAGCAGACCTTGGTTGGGCTGGATGCAGCTGATTTAGAGGCGATTAGAGACGCCTGCAAGGGTTGCATCATCGCCCAGACAGTCCGAGGGGTGTCATACACCATCGCGGGGAGAAGCTTCTCTTTCCCCTCCTTGGAGTCTGCGGCCAACATGCTCCAAGAGGCAAATTACGCCCTTGGACTGCTTTCTGGGACCTTCGCCCAGGTGGTCAGGGCCAACTTCAATCCCGGCATGGGTAGGGGGAGGCGCGGATGAAAGAGTTCCGCCCAAACCTCCTAGACCGCGCCGTCTCGGCCATCGCCCCCGCAGCAGGGATGCGTCGGATGGCGGCGCGGCAAGCTCTCCACCTGCTCAGTTACGACGGGGCGCGGCAATCCACAAAGCGATCCTCCGCCCCCCAAAACATCTCCCCGAACAGCTTCGATGTCCAGCGGGACCGATTGCAGCTCATGCGGGAGGCCGAAGACCTAGAGCGGAACTTTGCCCCAGCAAAGCACCTCAACCGGAAATATGCGCTCTATACCTCCCCGATCAGCTACCATGCGGCAACGGGTGACAGCGGGCTAGACAAGGAAGTTGAGGCGTATCTGAACGATGAGGTTTTTCCGAATTGCGATGTCACCGGCCGCTTCGATTTCTTCAAAATGATGGAGTTCGGGGTGATGGGGTGCAATCGGGGAGGAGATTACGGATGGGCGTTTCTCCGCCCCGAGTTGGAAGAGGGGATGAGCGAGGAGGAGGCGTTGCAGCTCGACCTAAAGATTCAGGCGGTTGAGCCGGATCGTATCGGCGGGATCTATCAGAACGTAGTTTCCAACGACTATGTTTCTGGATGTATCATCGGGGCCTATGGAGGGATTGACGCCTTCCGCGTGTTCCATCGGAGCATGACGACGAGCGTTTACGACAATCCCGTGGACATCCCGGCTGACCAGTTCGTGCATTTGGTTGACCCGATGCGGATCGACATGTATCGGGGTGTTTCTGTCCTCTCGACCGCCGTCCAGAATCTGCGGGACATCTACGAGATGGTGGACTCTGTTAAGGGCAAGGCGAAGTTGGCAAGTGCTCTAACAGTATTTACAAACTCCAACGGGGCCACGGTGGGAAGCGGGGCATTCGACCCCTACGGGACGACGGTTGACCAGTCTGGTGGATCGTCAGCATTGCAGCAGGACATCGCATTTGGGCAAATCAACCACCTTGCGGCGGGTGCGGACATCAAGTTTCCAACCAGCAATTCCCCTTCTTCCGAGGAGCAGGCGCTGATTACCCTGCTCCTGAAGTTTGTGGCGATGAGCTACGGGCTCCCCTACTCTTTCGCGCTGGACGCATCAACCCTTGGCGGCGTCAGCAGTCGCCTAGAGTCCGAGATGGCCAAGGCTGAATTTGAGCGCGGCCAGCGCGTCCTTTCGCCGCACGCCCATCGGATTAAGAACACGTTCCTGATTGACGCCATCGCCAAGGGGGTTTTCCCCATCGAGGTGTTGGGACAGATCACGAAGGGGCGTTGGGGATACAGACCGCATCCTCAACCCGACATCGGCAAGGAAGCGTCAGCGGCCGTCAATCTCTACCAGAGCGGCCTTCTCGACCCGATGAAGCATTGGGTGGACAACGCGCAAGACCCCGAGGCGGTGGCGGATGCGATGGCGCGTTGGGCGATCATCAAGCGCGACACGGCCAAGCGGCATGGCCTTGACGAGCAGGCTGTATTCGGGGCAGGTCCAGCGAAGCCTCTATCCCAGACGGAGAGCGCCACCGAGAGCACGACCATTGACGCTGCCAAAAAGGAGCTTTCCCGCCACGAATTCGCCAAGGAATCAACCGAATCGATGCGGCAGCGCGTGGCCGACAAAGAGAAGGCGGGCAAAGACGTTGCATCCGAGAAGGAGGCATTGATTGCGGACTTGCGATCAAAGGAATCCAGCGGGGCCGATGCAAAGGAAATCCAAGCGGGGAGGGTGGCAATTGACCGCATTAAAAGCGATTTAGAAGACGCCTATGGGGAGCTTCGCAGGGCCAGGGCGATTCTGACGAAGCGGGAGACAGATGAAGGAGCAACCGACAAAGCAAAGACGCCGAATAAGGCGAATGCGAAGAATCGGGACGAGATCCACGCCTTTGTCGAGGCGCTGAAAGGGCAAGGATACCCAGAGCAGGAAGCCTACGCCATCGCCTACGACATCGTGGACAGCGGCAAATTTTCATGGAGCAAGCTACCTGCCAACATTCAGGCGAAATACAATCTGGAGCGGAAGGAATTCAAATCCAACCCGATCTTCAACGAAGAAGATCATTCTCGGGATGATGACGGCAAGTTCGGTCCAGGCGGAGGAGGCGGAGGAGGATCTAGCAGCAAGGACGATACTAAATCCAGAGCAGACTACAGAAGCTCCAGAGCATCCGTAGGAAATATGAAGCAAGCTAAAGTTACAGGTGAAGGAGAGAACGCAACTCTAACGATGAGCGATGGGAGACCTCTGCCTGCTCATATAAAACCTTCGATGATACCCCCAGCGTATCGTCATGATATGCAAATCGCGACAGACAAGGATTCTGATGTTTGGGCAATCAGCCGAGACGAAAAAGGAAGCTCCAAGAGGGTATATAACCCTGCTTACTCGGAAAGGCAGAAAGAGACCAAATGGGCAAGAGTGAATAATGGAGTTGCTGAGTCACAAGCAATCCGCTCTAAGATACATAACGACATCAATCAGGGAGAGAACAAGGAAGAGGCGGCTGCGACATGGCTCATGTCAATGCAGGCGACTCGGCCCGGAAGTGAGAGTGACACCAAGGGGAGCAAGGCACTATGGGAAGTGCCGATCACAGCGGAGAACGTAACCATCATCCCCTCGAAAAACTCCAAGGATCTACCGAAAGTAGTTCTTCAGGTTGGAGACGATCAGATTCCGATCAGGGACGAAGCAGCAAGGAGGGAAATTCTATCCCGTGTCGAGTCTGGCAAAGAATTTAGGGACGCGGGATATTGGATTAAATCCTACGGAGCAACAACGCTAGAGGGCAGGCACGTTATTCCAGACGGCGACGGGGTGAGGTTGCAGTTCATGGGCAAGGAGGGGGTTTGGCATGATCACAAGATTTCTGACCAGAACCTTGCGAAGAATCTGCTGGATCGGAAGCAGCAATCAGGAGACGGGGGTAAGCTGTTTAATACGGATTACGCCAAGGTTTCAAAATACACCAACTCGCTAGGGAGCGGAATCTACAGTGCTAAAGACCTCCGCACGATTCGCGCAAACGAGCTGGCATCGGACATCATCGGGTCATCGGCGCGAGAGTTTGACTCGGACGCTGACAGGAAAAGCTTCATCAAGGACGTGGCAATCAAGGTTTCGGGAGTCCTCGGAAATAAACCTCAACAAGCACTTGAATCGTATATCAATCCCGCCGTCTTCGACGCGCTGAAAGTATCTAACAAAAAAGCAGCATGAAATTAGTAAACCTACCAGTTGAAATCTCATGGGGAGATAAAGAACCAGAAGCAAAAGCGGAGCCACACACGGAGGATGACGAGTTACACGATTCGGAGGATGCCACTCAGGAAGAAAAAGACCACGTCAAATCAGTTCTAGGATTCGACCTAAACGAACTTTTCAAAGATGAATAACATGACAAGCACCCACCACTTCGCATCAATGGAACGCTCGATTGTCATGGTCGCCGAGGGGGTGATTCGCGCAGCGTCGCTCATCACAAAAGGCGAGGCCACGGGACATTTCGACGACAAAGGAAGGCAAGTCGTCATTGACGACGTGACCCTTGAGCAGCTTTTCAACGTCTGCAAAAAGCTCGGAAAAATCAAGGTGAAGGCCGACCACGGAAGCGGGGTCATGGCAACGGTCGGATGGGCTGACAGCTTCTGCCTCACATCCGACAAGGTTCTTGCTGACCTACACCTCTACGACTCCGAACCCTCCCGCCCCCGACTGCTTGAGATCGCAGACAAGAACCCGAATCACATCGGGATCAGCATGGAGTTCAACGGCAAGGACAAGCCGAGCGGCAAAATCTGCTTGGCGCGATGCTCCGAAGTGTTTTGCGCGGCCATCGTGAGCGACCCCGCAGCCAACAAATCTTTGTTTCAAATCCCAGAAAAGGAGGAGGAGCAAGAACCTGAAACCAAACCAAACCAAACCAACATGGAAAACGAAGAAACCACCGAAGAGCCCACCTTGCAAGACTGCATGGCGAGGCTTGAAGAAATCGGCACGCGGTTGACGGCTCTTGAGACGCCTGCCGATGCTGACAACGAAGAAGACAAGGGACTTGAAGAAGATCCTGAAGTCGTCGCTACCGACCCCGAATCCCAGCCCGCCGAGCCTGAGAAGGTTGAGGTGGACGAGGAGAAGAAGATCGAGCTTGCCGCCAGGCGCGGGGCAGAGATGGCCATTAAGGCTTTCTCCGCAAAGCTCGGCATCACCAAGCTCGGGAAGCCTGGGGCAGCCAGCCAATCCAAGCCGACCACGAAGCACTTCGCTGAGTTCGTCGCGGATGAAGCACTTGCCAATCACGACGGCGACCAAGTCAAAGCCACGGCTCACATTCTCTCCAACAAAGCCAAGTTTGGCGATGCGTGGAAGGCATACGAGTCCCAGCGCACTGTTAAAACCGCCTAACTCAAACCAACAAAAACAAATCAAATCATGAGCAGCCAAAACGATAATGGCTTCAAGTCATTCCTAGCATCTGGGGCAATCTCGGCGTATCTCGTCGTGACGATCCAGTCCGACGGAACGATTAAAGCCGCAGCCAATAACACAAAGGGCAACGGTGTCCTTCAGGAAGACGCCGCAGATGCAAATTATGCGAGCGTGAAACTCTGGTCCGCACCAGGAACGCACATGGCCCAGATTAGCGGGTCAGCAGTCACCGCAGGGACCGCATACGGGGTCATCACTGGTGGATTCGTGGGCGTTGTCACAAACACCTACGTTACCGCGATGGAAAGCCAAGGCGACAACGACGGCGCGGTGAAAGAATTCGTGGTCAACTAAGCAACCCGACAAACGATAACACACTAAAAAAATGGCCTATACCAATGCACAAGCCACGCCGCGAAGCGATATTTACGCTCTCGCGATGCAGGCAAACGCCGACTTCAATCAACTCTGCATCGCTGACAAGATTTTTCCTGTCAAGGGAGAGGACGTGAAGCGCGGCATCTACATGCGGGCGAAGCTCGCTAACGCGGAACTGCTTAACGGAGACGCTAAGCCACGCGCAGCAGGAGACGGTTACAACCGAATCAACCGCAAATACGATACCGACACATACGATGCCGAGGAATACGGCCTGGAGGGAGTCATCGATGATTCCTACGAGGCCGAGACGGAGCGGTTCATGAACCTTGAGGCCACGGAGGCCGCTCTTCTTGAGCGTTCCCTCCGCATCTCCTACGAGGTCCGAGTCGCCGCAAAGTTGATGAGTTCATCCACGTTCACCGCCACATCTGCGGCCGTAAACTACACGGAAG